GCTGTAAATTTGCTCTTAGGAAAATGTATAGATCCCAAAGACTCAGTTTTAGGCAGCTTTAGATCATCTAATTCTGATAAAAGTTTCTTATACTTATTTTTAAGCTCTACATAATCTTGTAACAGACTATCATACTTTAATCCTTTAGATTCTGCAATAGATCTTGAATTCATAAAAGTATTAAACTCTTTCTGAGTATATCCACCCAATATAGAGATAATCCAATTTAAAATAAACATTGATAAACTTTCCTTTCTATAAATATATAATTATACGCCTATAGCTAACCAAGAGAAGCCAGAAAACCAGGGATCTGAATTTGCAGCTGGTATTTGTTTAAATACATTAAATCCATTTGTATTTAAATCCCATATTTGAAGTATATTATCATGATGATTTGCATTCTCATTATTATTTTGAGTATCGTGGTTTAAGTCTTGTAAATACACATTAAAGCATACACTATTAAATTGCTTAGGGAAAGTAAACCACCGTGATATACCTTCATCTCCATTATCTCCCAAATTATCTCTACCCCATTGGAATAATAAACCACTGGGCAGTCTCTGATATCCCCTCTCAGCTAAACTACATTCGGCAAATCCTGATGCAGCAATTTCGCTCTTTAATACATAATCTATTTGAGCAGGATCGCTAGCAAATACTGGAATCCACGCATCTACTGCATTATGGTGACCCCTCCAATTAAAATTAGTCCATTCTGTCTGGTTTTGTATCTTATCCCAATAGCCCCAACCATCGTGTTCATTATCTAGCCTGCGATGATAAATGATATTATCGCCAATACAAATGAACTGATCTTTTTGACCTGTTTCTCCTGTTACGCCTTCTGTTCCTGTTTGCCAACCCGTCCAATCTTGTCCTGTTTCTTTTATATCTAGAATATCAAAGTCACCATAAAAATGAACGTTATCTTCTAGTGTATTAAGCTCATTCATATTATTAATTTTTCTTAAGATTAATCTGCTGGCCGCAGTACTAGTATCCGCAGATATACTATTAGCAATTTTATTGATCGTATTCTGCGTTCCATTGGCTTTAGTTATCGTAATAACACCGGTTCCATCTCCGGCTACTGTCTTAACCAAATTCTGTGTAGCTGTAGCAATAGCTTGCGGTAGTTGTGTTTGTAAATCGGTAATCCCTTTCATAGCATAATATAATTGAGGTTTGGGTACATATCCATTATTATCTAAGGAAGCTAATCCATTAGGTTTACCTCTATACTCATTTAATTCGTTTTTATAAGATTCTCTCCAATCTACAATATTCTTAGTATCAGTTTGATAATGAACAATTTCTTCTTTGCTACCATTGGTAACAGTCATAATCATACTTCTCCAATTATCAGGCATATTGTTAAACCTTCTTTCTATATATTTTATTTAGATAATTTTCCAGATTATTAGAATGTTAAACTCACAAAAGTATATGGGTAGTCTATATAGACTACCCAGTTTATCATAGATTATATTTCAAATTGATCAGCATACGTTGCCAGTTCGCCTCTATAGTTTTTAGTCAATACACATTCTTTAGCCCATTTCTTTTCACACATATATTTTATATATTTTTCAAAGGCTCCATTAGTATTCTTAGTATCTCTTTGTGCGCTATGACCGGCCAATATCACTTTACAGTCATCATGAATTCTAGTCAATATTAATTTAAGACTAGATAAATCTCCATTCTGTGCTTCAACAATAACTACAGATTTTTCTATATTCGTTCCTCTCAGTCCAATATCTGTACACAATATAAATGACTGATTGTTTCTTCCATAATCTACATCTTCTGGACGTAAACCTAAGTCTTCACATATATCATAGAATGGTCTGAAGTATATACTCTCCTTTTCTAATTCTGACCCAGGCAAAAATCCTAACTTTAGAGAACGTAAGTCAGGAATTCGTATATAATAGACATGATTCATACATCCCTGTCTGAGCATTTCCAATGCTGCCATAATTCCAATATACGTTTTACCAGTTCCAGCAGGACTGTTGATGCCAATAAACTTTAGATTCTTATCCATAATGGAATGATAATATTCTTTTTGATATACATCCAATTTAGAATAAGCTCTTCCTAAGATTTTGTCATCCACATAAAAAGCTCCACCACTGTCTTTGTTACTGCCAGAATGTCTGTTATTCATTATAATACCAGCTCTCTTCCTATATAGAATTAAGTATTGTAAGAGGAATACTTTACTATATTGTTTATCGATCAAAACATGCATAGAATCTATAGATTTAAAGGTTTTTATAAAAATAAAAAGAACTAATAGTGTAATTATACCATAAGTATCTTTTATCAAATATCAGAATATATAAAATGATAATAGAGTCTCCATAGACCATATGGTCTATGGAGAATTTTATATTATACAATAATACTATCCCAAATTGATTGCAATTCTGTTTTAGATAGTTCTACAAAATCATCCTTATTCAGTTTCTTATCTAATTCTGTATTGACCTGTGCTTTAGTATAATAATTAGTAGCCTGATTTGTTGATACAACGGCAACCTTATTATCCACATACAACTTAATACCTTTAGACTTAACAGGATTATTTGATAAATCAGTAGGAACTTCATCAAA